ACCACCCTAAAGATGTCTACAAGAACGCTACGCAAGAGGACCTTGGGCAATTGCTCCGGAGAATTGACCAAATTGAGGACATCAGTTTATTCACTGAATTGCCTAGCACAGAAGTCGGGGTAATAGTGAGCCCGACTTCACCGTAACACGTTGTAGCAGACTGTAGTACGTCGGAGACGGAATACACATGCGCGCGTTCGGAAACGCAGCGGTTGTTCGCAACGTCATCATGCATCACGCACCAACCGCGTTAGTAGACTCGGTCACCGTAAAAAGAACAGCGACAGCTCTGTCGTACGTTTTGACAAACATCTCGGTGGGGTGAGCCCCCACCTAGGTGCTAGGCAAAATGCGCGACAGTGTTGACACTGTGATTTTATGGTAAACGAGTATACTAACGTAGTTGTTGTGTAATGCGATGACAACGTTAGCGTACAAACTCGCGCGGTTGTCCGCCCAGCGTATGTGTCTTACACGTCGAATACCTGTTGTCTATATGCTGGGACTGGAAAAAGTTATTTTTGTAATTACGATCGCTTAGGACTCGTTGATGTTGCGATTGCTCTCACAGAGGGTATAATACGTAATCTTGACGTCGAACTGGATATCAGTCTCGTACGCGAAGTTACTAGTATCGAAGAAGACTAGCCAATACCATCTACTGCTGGGATTTTGACTGTATGCGGCTCTGAAGTTGATATCACGCGGCGTATTGCCGGGATACATGAGACGAGTGGAGCAGTAGTTAGATACTGTCTTAGAGATCTGATCGTCGTAGTTAAATTGACGAGTGCGTGCGCCTCTGGACTCTATAACGTCTGAAGCGTCAGTGTATGAGAGTGTAGTAGCCTGAGATGGAACTACGGTGCAGCGGATGCACGGAATACTGGTTGCGAGATCTACTGTATGAGGATAGACCTTTATTTTCGAGGCGGGGCAGGTGTACCATGCGTAATGATATGCGGAAAGTGACTGGTCGTATCCATATGGCTGGACACCGACACCGGTTGCATCTGGGTCATAGGGCGAGTTCCCAGAGAAACAGTAAATTGATTGATAAGCTCCTCCAATTGCCGTGGATCCGTTAAACCCGGTATCGGAGTACTTAAGTCGGATAGCTTTCTTAGCAGGAATGCTCGCTTGCCATTTCTGCCTGAACGGAGGACGCGGGACCGCTCGGCGGAGTCGCCTAACACGACCTTTATAAGCTCGTCTATAACGCTTCCGGCCAGGTGATCTACGAGTGCGTGTACTTGCTTTTCGTCTAGCATAGGGCATGACTTGGTTTTGGCGGGGATAAAATCGTGCATTTTTGGCGGTAACTAAACCCCATGGATAAACGTTCCCGCGCGTGGTGCATGACCATTAACAACTGGAAGCCGGAGCAGCGGAGCGCATTGATAAATCTTGTTGAGCAAGACAAGGCTACATACGCGGTTATTGGCGAAGAGATCGGTGAACAAGGTACACCTCATCTACAGGCGTATGTGCATCTGAAGAACGCTACGACCCTCAAAGGAGTGTCTAAGCTAGTGCCTAACGCGCATCTGGAAGTCGCGGTTGGCACAGCCGATCAAAATCGGATCTACTGTAGTAAAGAGGGTCATGCCGCAGAGTTCGGCGTAATGCCTTCTCAAGGAAAACGCACGGACCTCGACAAGGTGAAAGCGATGGTCAAAAACGGTGACTCGATGTGGAGCATCTGTGAAGAGACCACTTCGTACCAAGGAGCAAGAATGGCAGAACTGATGAAGAAGTATCAGCCAACTGAGACACGCAGTAAACCACTGGTAATATGGCTGTATGGCAAGACCGGTTGTGGCAAGACGCGGACGGCAGTTGAGATGTGCAACGGGTCGGATTGGTGGATGTCCTCAAGAGACCTCAAATGGTGGGACGGATACTACGGACAGGATATGGTGATACTGGACGACTTTAGAGGGGATTTCTGCAAGTTCCACGAACTACTGCGTATACTAGACCGGTATCCGTACCGCGTTGAAGTAAAGGGAAGCAGTACCTTCCTTAACGCGCATACGATCATCATCACGTCATGTTACCACCCTAAAGATGTCTACAAGAACGCTACGCAAGAGGACCTTGGGCAATTGCTCCGGAGAATTGACCAAATTGAGGACATCAGTTTATTCACTGAATTGCCTAGCACAGAAGTCGGGGT